AACTCGCCCTCTTCCCAATCGGTGAATATGACCCCTTCCGATACATCAGCCCAGCGACCTATGATTTTTTGTGCGTATTCACTTTTGTTAAACAAGGCTTGAGAGAAATTGCCGTGCTCATCGGTTGCTTGTGCGATGCTATCCTCTTTAAGGCGCTTGATTTGTTGTAAGAAAATATCGTTTAGGTATTCGATATTATCTAAGTAGGTAGTATGAATATGCAACACATCAGGATGAGTGGATATTTGCACTTCTACTCCGTCAATATTTACTATTTTATGCGTTTTTTCAATGTACTTCTTATAAATGAAATGCTCAGCATTAGAAGGGTTCATAATGAGGATAACCCTCAATTGCATGTCCTTTTGACGAATAGAGTACAAGAGCTTTTTGTAAGATTCCTCGTCTACCCATTCCTCCATCTCATCACCTACGAAAGTAGTAATACCATGTAATGATTTGAGGTTAGCGGTTTGGTTCCCTGATGATGTCTTAATCCCTTTGAATAGAATCTCAGAGCCTGAAAAGGTGTTTTTGATAGCCGTTTTCGTTACACTGAAATAGGCTTGTGTCCCCTCTGCTTGTATCTTTTCTTCAAACTCAGGAATAATAGAGTTATGAGCTGATACCATAGTGTAACGGCTAAAAAGGATTTTATGCCCTGATTCAAAAGATAATCGTTCAAGGAAGGTAGAGGCGTTGTACGATTTACCAGAGCCTCGCCCTCCAGTGATTATAATGATAAACTTATCCTTATTCAAGTACAAAGGATCATATACAGGTTGGGTCTTAATCATTGTTCTTGTTGTTGTTCTTTAGCCATTGGGCAATGTCAATAGAGCCTTGTACAGACACTTCCTCTTTTATGCCGTCGTCTGTTTTGAAGGTGGATAGTACTGTTTGCATAGCTGTCATACGAGTACGATAATCAACTGGCACTTCACGGAATTGATTAGGTATTACAGTACCTTCTTCATCAGTAAGAGGCTCACGAATAACACCCATAATAGCAATGACAGATACCAAGTTTGATACATCATTGAATGTACGTGCTCGGTAGGCTTTTTGTACCATTTCCAATTCAGGATTTTTACGAATACGCCCATATACAGATGGATAGGTAACGCCAAGTATTTCGGCAGCTTTAGTAGGTTGTCCGTTAGCCTTGATAAGAGCTTGTTTAAGCTCCTCGTCGGTATATTTTTCATTATCTATCTTCTTACGTGGTTTGCTCTCAAAAGTTATTAAATGTTATTAGTCTATTCTCTCTACCTTTGCTGATAGTGTTTCCCCTTTTATCATTTTAAATTCAGGGTCAAACCCCATACGAAGCATAAAGGCTTCTTTGTTTTTCCAGTTATCAAAGGAAAGCGTTACGTAAGCATCTAAATTTTGGGCTTTTTCAATAGCTTGTTGTTTGATAGCTTCTTTTGCTTCTTTGACTTGTTGCTTTTTCTCTTCATTGGATATTTCTCGCTCAATGTCTTTTTCCTGCTTTATAGGGGCGTACGTCTCTTCTATAGCTTGTGATAGGTCAGGTACTTCAAAGGAAGAATAATCGACTGCATATAGATTGAGGTCATAATCATCAAGCCCGGCATTGAGGTAATCAATATCAGGAATGAGCGAGCGCATTAGTTCTTCGTCAAGTTCGGTACGCGAGCGCGTTTGAAATATATTTTGTTCCTTTTCTGTTTTAAGGTCAAAAGATACTTTTTCTACTTTGATAGGGTAGTCGGTTGTAGGTGTACCATCGTACTTATGGATAATATCAAGGGACATTACTCGCTTATGCCCATCTACGAGGTTTGAGGTTTGCTCATTCCAAATAATACCCCCTAAAAAGCCTACGTTTTTGATATTTTTACGCATTTGTGCGATTTGCTCGTCTGTATGCCTTTTAGGGTTAAAAGGGGCGAAGTTTATTTGTGAACGTTGTATGGTGATGGTTTCACTTTGCTTGTATAGTTCCTTTGGTGTTTTTGTTTTTTTGGTCATAATCAAATAGTATTTTTTCAGATAATGGGTAAACATCTAATATTTTCTGTAAGTCATTAGGATAATGCTCACGTAGGTACAGATATACATCAAGGTCAAAGGTTATTCCGTTGCTTTTTTTGTTGCTGTATTGTATAGGTTTAGGCAATCGGTTATTACTGATATACCGAAGTACATCTTTGTCTTTCCATAGAGAAAAAGGATACACGAGTTTTGTAGGTGAAATGGCTTGCATTTCGTATTGTCGTAACATTATGCGCCTATTCATACTATCGGACTGCTTCATTCCTAAGAATACGTACTCAATTTGTGTTTCGAGGCGTACTGATTGTATAATGTCTGATAGTTTGAGTATGCGTGTATTTTGAGGAGTACAAAATAGTCCTGACTTATTGATGTAAGTAAGGGCGTAGTGAGGACGCTGTATAAATGAAATATTAGGGTATTGCTTTTTTGAGAAGTTTATGAATTTATTGATATGTTCAAGGTCTTTTACAAAGTACATAAATACGCATACTACTTCATCGAAGTTTTGGGCGCACCAGTGTAGCAGTGCGATGCTGTCTTTGCCACAAGAATAAAATAGCAAAACACGGTTAGTTTTAGCCTTAACCGTGTCTATTACTTGCTGTGTGTGTTGGTAGATATTCATAGGTTATCCTGCTGAAAGTCCTGCTTGTTTTCTAAAAGCAGCATATACGTTTCGCCTACGTTGTTGTACTGACAACGCTTGACCTTTTTGATTTCTACCATATCGGGCTACTCGACTAATGCCCGATAGTTTGTTAATTTGTTTTTGGATTTGTGTCTTTCTAACTCAGCTGAATGTTTTAAAGGGTTATTAAATATTTTTCTTGCTTAGCACCTTGCCTAATGTATAAACCATTTGGGCTTCGATGTACTCTTGTCCATCTTCTTCGTAGGTGATTTCTTCACCATTTTCATCGACAGATAGTTCTATTTCAGAGTTGGTGATTTCGATAACGACTTCAGGGCGGTTGGTTGCATAACCGTTGAAAAACTTGATAGCATCGTACTTTACAGGCAGAAGCCACTGGTCTTCATCTTCAGCATCAGGATTTTGAATAATGTATTTATCGGCATTCTTTGGGCGAATTTCACGATACTCTTTTGTTTTTGTACCTGATAGAATATCTTCTAAGTAAGGGCGTTTGATTTGTAATGTTAATATTTTCATACTACAATATTTTATTAGTTGCGGGGGCTGGACTCGAACCAGCGACCTCGTGCAAGTTAAACACGCAAGCTAGCCTACTGCTCTACCCCGCTGGTAGGGCAAAGGTACGGCGATTATTAATTTGTTACTTATTATTGGTTTGACATTTTTTTGACATTTTTTTTCGTGGTGCAAATATAGTGATTTTATGCGATACTTACAAGGTTAAACTTCTTAAAACAGCGATATTCGTGGCATTCGGTATCGAAGTATACTTGTACAGTATTATTGCTTTTGCGGTTATGCTGGGTAGGAGGTAGTAAATCGGGGCGTAATGTACCCCACGCTTCACGGGTTGAGCCGTCTACTTTCTGAAAGTAAAAGCGCACTATTTGGCTGCTCATTTTGCTTTTGAGTTTAATATTTGCCCACGCTTTTTTGAGGCATTCGCTGAATGATAGCCCTGTTTGGCGTGCAAACTGCCAAGCGAGGGTAAAAACGTTCTTTTTGTCGGTATTTTTCATTTTGATAGAGTTTTAAGGTTATTAATTATTTTTTAGTGTGTAGTGTAATACGGTTGCTTTGTGTGTAGTTTTAGCATTGTTGTAGGTAGATGATTTGCTTTCTTTGATAATATCAAAAGTGTGTTTGTCAGTTACACTGGTGATATATGTTTTTGCAGCTTTATCAAAGTAGGTGCTGATAATATAGCGGTCGTTTATGGTGTCGTGTAGTGGTTTCATTTGCTTTTGAGGTTTTAAAGGTTAAATATAGATTTTTCTAACAAGCCCTTTACCATAGGCGTTCACATATGAAGAACCAGCACTTTTTGACCAGTATTCATAATGAGATTTTTTTTCTTCAAGTTCAGCTTGTGCAAGGGCTTCAGTTTTGAAGGTTTTGCTCAGCTTGTTGTAGCCGCTAATAATAGCGTACCCGCCTCTCACTTTGGCTACTTTTAGAGTTATATCAAAGTTGATTTCTGATAGTGTTTTAATGGTTGTCATAGTGTTATGTATTTAAAAGGTTATTACTAAGATATTGAGCCTTTTTGCGCCTTGCTCAGGGCGTTGTGGTTAGTTGTTTAATGAATGTACATCATAACGTGCGCAAGTGTATTTTGCTTCAAGTTTTTCAAGTGCTTTGGGGGTTACAAAGTAGATGCCTTTAGTATATTCTGATTTTTTTATACCACGCCCTTTGAGTTCTAACTCTGTACGAACTTCATAATTATTATAACACCATTCGTAAAATATTTGAGGTTCTTGTTTTTTGATTGACTCTTTCATCTTTATATTATTTAATCATTAATATTCTTGTTTCATTTTGACAATGCAAAATTTAGATTTTGAAAGCAGTTTTTAGACTTGCTTAGGTCTTTAAGGTGTTACCAAGCCCAGTAAGAATAATCGTGTGCAAAACCTATCTTTTTTGCCTGCCCTGTAGGTAGAAAGATTACGTTTTTGATAAACTTCACTTTTTTAGGCTCGTAGCAGTTATAAATATCTGTTAGTTCTTTGCGTGCTTTTGATTTCAGGGCCTTTGACCATTGTTGTAATTTTGTAGCCATTGTTTTGTTTTTTTAGAATGTTAAACTGTCTTTTATCTTTTTTAGTGCTGCTTTGAACTCTTTTTGAGTGCAAGATGTATAATGTTCATTATATCTTTCAATTGTGAATATAGGGTGGTTTTTTTTAACTGAAAAAGTTAATACCTCGCCTTCTTCATAAGTTATAACTATATAGTTACAGTAGCCTTTTCTACCTTCTGAAAGTATTTCTACATAAACTGTAGTGGTTTCAGAATTTTCTTTGTAAATGTTACCTGCTTTGAGGTTTTTTAATTCTAATGCTTTCATACTATTAATGTGTTTAATGTTATTACTTGTTCTATCATTTTGACGGTGCAAAGGTATATACATTTTACTATACTTGCAAGTTTTTAATGTTAAATTTTTGTTAAATGTGTAGATTAATGTATATACATATAAAAATACATTGTACCTTTGCTGCGGAATGTAATACTTAACATTATGGCACGAAGAAAAGACAAATCATTAAACATTAGAGTATCGGATAGTTTCATTACTCTCCTCAAAGAATTAGCCGACAAAAAAGGAATGTCGCAAGCGAACCTTATTGAGTACCTTGTTCGTAAGGAGGCTGATAGTATGCAGCTGAAAGAACGATTTGAGCAGGAGCAAGCTGAGGCATAAAAAAACTACCGCCCCAGTGATGAGGCGGTAGCAAATTGAAAAACATAATAAAAATGAGAAAAATACTATAAAAAAGAATTAAGAACGCTTAGACTTTTTCATTAGGTTTATTAGTACTCTTTCCGAGTTTTTAAAACATTGATTGTACTGTGTGTTTTTATCTGCAAGCGAATGCTGGTGGAGGTAATAGGTTACACTGGTACGGGATACACGTAGATAGTTAGCTAAATCCTCTTGTGTGCAGCGAAAATGCTTCTTTGCTAATCCGCAAAATAGTTTCTTTAAGTCTGATTGGCTAAACTGTTGTGTGTCTGTAACTGTTTCGAGGGCTTTTTTTATATTGTCAAACATAGGAATTAGGTTTTATGGTTAAATCTTTTTAGGTAACTTTTCTATTTTAGGTGCAAAATAATCACCAACGCTAATGTAATTTTCTACTACTTTCTGAAACTCCTCAAAGGTGTAGCATACAGCGTAGGTATGTCCCAGTGCGATGGCTTTTTTCTGAAAATCTTTTTGATTGCTTGTTTGGCGATTGCTCTTCACCTTCATCTCGATATAAAGGCTTTTGCCTTGTGG